TCTTTTACCTTTTGGTTTCTTTTCAGTTACTGCAGTCTGAAGTTTTGAACCAGGATTCTCACGACGATAAGCATCTACTGCTGCTTGACTCAATCCATCAGTTTTATCCTGACGATTGACTTTTTGCCAATCTTCTGTTTGTAAAAAAGTTTCCCCTGGTTTAATATCTGAAATATAGTATGATTGAACTTTGGATCCTGGATATACCTTTTCTATCTGATCTTGCACTTCTTTTTTATTTGGTTTTGCCACTTGTGGGAAAAATAACTTAATCATGTAATATTTGCCTCTCCAATTTAAAGAGACTAAAATGATATTGCCAGTTTTTGCGGGGATACGAATTGCTTCGTCAACAACTTCTGGACACTCTTTTTTACCATGAACCGGACAATCTTTTCCTTTTTCACTGTGAGCACATTCATGTTCTTCTTTTACTTTACCACCTTTTATTGGTTCTGGTTTAATAATATCAATAACCTCTGCAAAAGTATTTCCATTTAAATCTTCAATAGTAGTATTTTCTTCTTTCACGCAGTTTGGATATCTTTTTCCAAACATTGTTTTCATGCCTTTCTTCTTATAACCAGGCCAACATTTTTCATCCAAATTTAATTCTGCAAGTATCTTTTGTGCAATGGGGGATAATCCTTCACTCTTATTTCCCCAGTTATCTGCACCCCTTTTACGGCACTTAACTAATGCTCCTGACGCATATGCACTTGGCCAAACATCATATCTTGCTTTTACTTTATGATAACATGCATCTTTTTTACCACTACCTTTCCCCTTTCTATCAGATTCTTCATTCATTTCTCCACTATCAACATAATCTGCAGCAGAATCTAAGTAATCAGCTGCCTTTGTAATTTTCGATTGAACCCATGCTTCAACATTACCTTCACCTTTTGCCATTTTTGCTTTTAATCTTTTAGCAGCACTCATAATTGTAGATAGTTCTGAACGAGCCATTGAATACTCGTGATCTCTTTCTTTTGCTTCGTTCATTTTCTTTTTAGGACTATCGGTTGGAACATAGGTTGGTTTTGCAGCACCAGATTTTTGCTGTTGACCTGGATCCTCTGCTTTTTTTCTTCTTGCTGCAGAACGTCTTTCTGCAGGTGTCATAGATGCTCTTTTTGAAGAGGAAACACACTTGGGGACACCTTCTCCTGGTTCATCACTTGCACAAGTCCCACCAGTAACAACATTTACCCATCCAGGTTTTCCATCTTTAGATTTACTTTGAAACCATTTGTGAAGACCTTCCTCATCAATAGAGGCACCATTTTCTTTACGAAGCATACCTTCTGGGTCTATCATAAATCCAGGTGGTATTGGCTTGCATTCTTTATTTGTATAACAATAATATTGCCCTTTTGGACATCTTCCATTAGTTTTTTCTTCGTATGCAAGACCTCTTTTAGTATGTTTAATTTCTCCTTTTTGCTTCTTAACTAATTTACTTGACAAATCACCAACATCCCCTCTAGTTGGATTTTCATCTGGTATTTTTTTCTTTGGATTATCATAAACGTCAACATCTCCATCCGCATCACGATCAACATATTGAACAGTTGCATGATGCACCAACTGTTTTAAATCCAAGTTTGGATCTAACTGATGTTGCTTTCCTTTTAAGTGTGGTGTTTTATGTGAAAATTTTGCTGGTTTCATTCAACTGGTTTTGATTTAGTCTGTTCACCTTTTGCTCTTTTCTTTCTTCCCGCACAATGAGCACGTTGAGAAAATCCTTTTGGGTTGGAGCAGTCAATACTCTTTTTATATTTATTCGTCCAATCTTCTTGAAACTGTTTAAAGGTTTTCATTTTGATTTTTTTGTTTGAGTAGTTTTGCTAACTCTGCTGTTGATCCAACAAAAAGTGCATTGGTAACATTTGTTGGACCTTTTGTTTTATCTTCTTCAACCTCTTTTAATTTTTTTTGAAGATCCATTAATTTATCAGTTGCATCAGCAACATTTTTAATGAGTTGCCCAGCAACTTCATATGCTCTCGGCATTTCACTTTCTTGAGCAAGCTCTAAAATTCCATTAATTGCTTCTTGTCCTTTTTCAATTATTGAATAAAGATTTCCTCTTGTATATTCATAATCTTTTTTAATATCATCAAAAGAAGAATTGGTAATTTCTGCTTTTTGAATTGCAGACTCAATTTCTTTTTCTTTAGAAACTACTTCTCCCGTAACATTGAATGCATCGTTCAGGTCGTCAAATTTTTTTGTCATTTTCATGAAATCGTACCGTTAAATCCAAAATCATCACCTTCTTCAATTAATGTATTATCCGTTGTTGTAATTTTCTTGACTGGAGCACCTTTTAAATGTGAAGTAATTGTCGTACCATCTTTTCCTCTCTCAACTGTCAGAACGTTTCCAGATTTTGCTGTTACGTAGACTTCTTCACCATCAAGATCAAGATAAGTTTTTGTTGAAATTGAACTTGCATCATCTACTGTTATAAGAACATCTGTTGTTACCACATCCTTGTTTAGAAGAGTAGTAACAGTTCCTGTATAGTTTTTGATTGCTCTTGGTGTAGCAGTATATGTAACTTCTCTTGTTGTATTTGTAAGATCCGTTCCAGTAATATAACTGATCTTTGCAGTTTTGACGATATCTCTGGTAGCAGTCGAAACTGGTCCAAACAAGTATGTTTTGGCAGTAAATCTAAGTGTATAAAGTAAAACTCTTCTTGTAGAAAAATCACCCTCATAGTCATCTTGCATTGTCAAATTTTCCAAGACTATAGGAATGTCTTTTTTCTCATTTATTGCATCTACCAGTTCTACTGTGAGATTATATGATGGTTGAAAATATGGCAAAATTTGTTCTACAATTTGTAAAGCATCATCATTTAATTTACACATAATACTTAACTCAAATTGCATGTTATATGGAACAGGCATGTATGACTTTTTAGTTTCACTTCCATCATTTGGATCTTTAACTACAAAAGTTTGAGTTGTTGTAACTTTTCTAGAAGGATCATATGTCAACCCCGTAAATTCAAATGACATTCTTGGAAGTGTTATTGCCGTGGATTTATTCAAATCCGGTGTTTGATTTAGTCTTGCAAGAAATTTTTGAGTTGGTCCATAAGCTAAAGGAACTTTAATCACACTCACAACTTGATCAGAAGAGTTTGTGTGTTTAATTGTAATATCGTTAAAAAGAGTGCCAAAAGCTATAACTGTCTTTCTTAAAATTTCGTGATAAAAATACTCAAACATGATTAGGTTCCTTTTATAATATTTTTAATCATAATAACTTCTATTTATGGAATGCCAAAAGGATTCTGCTCAGAAAAGTCAATTATTGAGTCTGATTCAATTTCTATTTCGGAATTCGAAGAATAACCATCATCCACTGGGTTTAAATCAATGAGTCTGAGTTGGTACGATGCACTTGATGCTGCTCCAACAATATTTTCTCCAACCACAAATGATCCTTTAACAGAGAATACTTCCAATTCATTTGTTGAGGAATTCCATGTTCTGACTCTTGCAGTTACTCCACTTACAGATCCTGTTACAATTTCATTAAACTGGAATGTACCAATACCAGAACTATGTGGAGAAGCTATTGAAATTGTTGGTGCCACACTGTATCCAACACCCGCATTAGTTAATCTAATTGCAGTAATTGTTCCTGCCGAACTGACAACGGCAGTAGCAGATGCAGAAACTGTTGTAACTCCAGTTTTGAATATTTGATTTGTAAATGTAATTGCTGGTGCTGCAGTATATCCAGATCCAGCATTGGTAACTGTAATTATTCCAACAATACCGTCACCAATAGTTGCCGTTGCTGCTGCTCCAGATCCACCACCACCACTGAATCTCACTTTTGGAGCAACTGTATATCCAGATCCTGGATTTGTAATTTCTACACTTTGAACTGATTTTGAAGATGGATTGGCACTATCTGTACATACTACAATACCAGAAATCATACTAGCAGTCAGAATTCCAGTAATACCACCGGATGGAGCAGAAGATACTCCCACAGTTGGAGTGCTAGTATAACCACCACCTCTATTAGTAATGGTAACAAGTCTAATTCCACCAGATGTAATAATTCCAGATACTGCTGTTGCTGTTATTCCAGTTCCAACAAGAGTGAGAGTTTGTGTTGGTCCAACTATAGTGTTAATGTTGTCTTCTGTCTCACCATCAATCTCACCACCAACTAAAATTTCATCAATTTCATCAATGCTAGTATCAATTGTTTCATCCTCATACCTGAACAACTCACATTTTAATTGATAAACATAATTCTTTTGTAATTGGTAAAAGGGTTTTTCATGTTCTACAAATTTAATTTCAAAAAGTCTTTTTCCTAAAGGAAAGTAAATTAAGTCTCCTTCTTTTGGTCTTGTGGATAATTTTATGTTAGACTGACCTTTTATAAGAGGTGAAATATATAATTCAAATCTTTCTTTGGAAATCGTCAATGATAACTCATGCGTTTGTTGAATTCCAAATTTTGAAAGAATAACAGAATTATCTCCATATCCTTCATAATTATCAACATATGCCTCTAAAGGGTACGCATTGTCAAATAACGATTCAATTACCTCTCTTATTACTGTGTTTTCAGTAATATATTTTCTAGGCAAATAATGCACTTCAACTCCATACATTCTCAATTGCTCATTAATCAAGTCTTGAATAAGACTTTGTTCTGTTTGAGATCCTTGTAGAAAAAATGGATTAAGCATTGTCTTATCCGATCATATCTAATGGTGGGAGTTCATATGTATTAGACATTTTTTCCATAATTACATCAAGTTCTCTTTGAGCATCATCATATATTTGCCTTCCGTTAAGTTCTACTCCACCAGGAAGTTTAACTCCTTGAAATTTAATGAGGTTTTGTCCCCATTGACGTTTGATAAGAGCAGTGAGATATCTTTTTAAAAATGAATCATTCCAAACTCTAGCAAAATCATTTGGATTAAGCGCTCTATAACAATCAATAATTAAATAATCACCGACATTAACACTTCCCCAATCAATATCCAAATATAATCTATCTTGTCTTTGATTGAATCTGATTTGTTTTTGTGTTGTCAATAGAAAATCAAGATCTTCCAAATAAGTTTTTACCATCGCATAGGTTAAAATTTCGGTAGATCCCCAATAATAAATATCATTTAAAAATAACTGATACTTAATACTAAACATATTGTTAGTAGTAGTATTAGTGCCATCAAAATGATAAATTTTTGTGATTCCTATAATGTCAGGTGGAACTTGTAAAAAGTTGCTATTTTCTTTATATGAAAAAGTTGTGGCAGTGCCTACAATTGTTGCTGTTGCTGATGTTGTTGCAATGCCAACAGTAGAATTACCTCCAGGAGCTCTTCCTCTATCAATATCTTCTTGCGTAATTTGATATTTTAAGAAAATTTGTCCAACACCATCAAAGTGTCTTTCTTGAAAGTATTGAATAGCATCATCTACAAGATCTTCTATTTGCTCGTCAGCTACATTTATTTCTAAAACAGGAGCACCTAATTGCCTTTTGCAATAACTGATTAGTTCAGATCTACTTGCTGGTTGTGCCATTAGACTCCCCCTAAGTTTGCCACAACTTCTTGTTGTTTTAAGTATAATTTAAAGTAAGACTTTGCAACAAGTTTTACCATTTCAATATCTTCTATACTATCTATTTCAGATGAAACTTTAAAGTATTCAAAACTTTTGCTGAGATTTTCCAACTCAATTTTATCTGGATCCATTTAACAACTCCTTAAGTAAAGACTTTATTTCATTAATATCATTTTTCATACTAGCAACTTCTTCTTCAATGTTTTGTACTTTTTGATTCTTTTCTTGTTTTATAAAACGTCTAGCAACATATTGTTCATAATCAAAAGTGTTTACGTTTACAATTGAGTTTGTTTTTGGGTCTCTTGCTAAATCTGCATGACCTTCAATTCCATATTTTTCCATATCAAGCTAAAGCAAGAATTCTCAAATCTTTTATTCTTGGAACATAAACTTGACTTGTTGATGTCAAAATAATTTTAACTCTATACGATCTAAAACTTGGCAGATTGTCAGCAGTAAAAGTATATTCAGTAAAACTTGTTGACTCTGGGTTGAATCCATATGTATTTGATTTTGGTACAAATACATCTGATTCACCATTGCTATCTCCGGGTGCAATAATTCTCCCACGAGTATCGAGATTTGAATATCCTGGGAAAGGAACAAAAATAGGAGTTCCTCCAGATTTATCCGAAATGTAATAGAATGCTCTTATATTAGACTTGGTATTAATGTGAGCGGCTACTAGTATTTTTAAGGATGTTGCTGAATTTTCAAGAACAAACTCTTTGGAGATATACTGACATGCTGTTGGATCTGTAGCAATTTCATTAACTCTTCTATCAGTTGCATAATCTGTAATTACACTATTGACTCTATTTGAAGTTAAGATAGCACTTACTCTTTGACCGTCAATGACAGGAGAAACTCTAGTATCAACACTTGTCAAGAATAATCTCAAATTCATAGATTTAGATCCAATAATATTTGTCAACTTAGCATCTTCATTTACTTTAGAAGCTATCATTCGAGGAGAGGAAAGATAATTAGTTTCATTTAAAGTTATATTTTCAAATCCAGCATCTATAAATGGAATTTCTGTTCCATCTCCACTAATGCTTTGTGATGTTATTGTTCTCAATTCTCCTGTAATATTTGTCCCACGAACAGTAACATTTTGAACTATGGGTGTTATGAGTTCAAATGGCATATTTTGTGTGGCTTTGATATTATATCCACCAGCAGATTTGGTTTGATTTACAAATAATGCTGGATATCCAAGATCATTGCTCCTGTCGTCATTATCACCATTGTATTTTGTGCTCATATCTAATTTGATATGATACGAGTCAAATGAAATTGGATTTGCAATAGTAACATTTTCTAAATCATGTGTTTTATTAATTCTTGCGAGGTTGACTCCACCAAGTTCATATTTGTAAACTGGTGTTCCAACTGGATATGTAAGAGGATTTGATCCTCTCGAAATTGATCCACCAATTGTATTTCCTGATGCTGAAGTGTACTCTATAATTTCATTTCCAATTAAAATATATCCTCTATTCGTTGTACCGACACCAACATTTTCAAACGTAGTAAAGTTTGCTGAACTCTCAACACTCATGGCACCAGTTGAAGTTGCATCATATGCAATTGTTAATTTAGTCGGTTTAACGTCTGGGAGTACTCCTGATATTTTAACTAAATTGTCGTTAAAATACATACCATGATTTTGATGATTAACTTTAATATGCAATCCATCATTTACTACATCTATAGAACTCAATGTTGTTCCTACAGTAGTTCCAACTCCAACGTAATTAAATTGAGTTGTTACTCCAGAACTATTTGTATACATCATTGTATATCCGGCACCAGTTTTAAAATCACCTTGAACATTGTCAAGGATCAATTGATTTGTGCTGGCAATTGAAACAATTGTTAAACGTGCATTTCTACCGTTGGAATTAACTCCAATTGTGCTTATTCCAAGAACATCTCCAATTTGATATCCAGATCCACCATAAGTTATAGAAGCTGTGCTAATCCCTCCATTAGTCACTGTAACAGTGGCTGTAGCTCCAGTTCCATCTCCGGTCAATGTTATCAAGTTTACACCACTAAATGTGGCAATTCCATCCGATGGTGTATATCCTATTCCAGCAGTCGTAACAGTTAAAAGACCATTTGCAATCGATCCAGCAACTCCTACCAAATTACCAGTTGCATTTGTATTTAATTGTGAGAATGTATTTCCTAAAGCCCAACCAAATTCTTCTACGGTTCTTGCCAATCCAACTCTAATTTTTTTGGAACTTAACTCTAACGAATCTGGGAGAAGATTTGCAATTTGTCCATTTCCTTCAGTCAGTTCTGGATTATAAAATTCTACAGATCCAGTATCAACAAAGTCTGCTCTGTACAATGTAAATTTGAGATCTTCCCATTGACTTGCTTCCCAAGTAGACGCATTTTGTGATTTGAAGAGAGATCCAAGATATGGTTGATTTGAAATAAATGTATCGGTAAGTAAATCAGTTTCACCAATTCTCGAAATATAAACACTATATTTTGTAGAGTTAGAAGCTAAGCACATTGCATATTCTTTTCCACCTTCAAGATAAACTGGTGCCTTAAACTCAAATCTAGTGGCAACGGACCCATCGGCTGATGTTGTGATTTGATCTGGATCTAAAACAATTTCAGAAAATGGTAAAACTTTTTGTGTTGGGAATCCATTTTCCATTGTTCTCAGTTGGAAAACAACTGGAATATCCATATCATCTTTACTTCTAAAGAATACATCACAACTAGTTACAAAAACTCCAGTTTCATCTTCAACTAAGAACGATTGTGCCAAAGGATCATACCATCCAACAATAACATCTCTACTACTTTGACTAATTGCTTGTGACCCGACGACCTGAGTTCCTAAAGATCTGTTTACATTTCTTTGTTGGAATTCCTGTTTGTTCTCTACTCTTGCATTTCTAACAGAAATGATATTCTCTTGAACTGTTTCTAAAGTTCCAGAAGCAGTATAAGTTTCTTGGGATATTGTGGTTGCAACATCTTGATTGTTTTGCTCATCATTAACAAGAACAAATGTTTTCACACCCGTTTCAAATCTAGGATGATTGACATTATTTGGGTTTGGAATGTAAAAACTTCCGATCAAGTTTGCACCAATGTCAGAAACAAGTCTGACTCTAGAAATAGTAGCACGGGCACCACTAGTTGCTCCAATCAACGTCATACCTGGTTCAACATAACCACTGTATAATCCTTCAGTTTGTTGAGCAAGTGACGTTGTATCTATGTTTAATATTGTTGAAGTTGAACTATATGATCCTGCAAGTGGTTGCCCATTATATGGATTTTCTCTATAGACAGAAGTTGGTGCATCATATGGACCTTCTCTGTGATTAGACTGAGCAATTCTAAAGTCAATTTTTGGAGCATTATCACTTAAATCTGGACCAAATCCAGTTCTAATGACTCTACCAATAACTTTTTCTCCGAGTTGGAAAGTTCCAGAAACCATTTCAATTTCAAGAAGTTTTGGAACACAGTATTTGGTAACGTTTTTGCCATCAAAGAATGCATACATTTGAGTAAGTGGTTTCATCCTCTTACTAACAAATTCAACGTTACGAGATCTCATATATGGAATTAAATCTCTACTTACAACTCTATCACCAACAGACTCTCTATCAAATTGTTCACTAATAACAGTTCTATTACCAGTTCTTGATTCTACTCCAAATTGAATTGTTTCTCTGAGGGTATCTTGAATTGTAGTATTTGTTTGTGTTTCAACCCAACGAGCAGGATTGCTTCCGGGATCTCCATTTGGCCATCCTCCAACACCTCTTCTATTCCCTTGACTTGATTCAGATCTAGTTACTGTAAAGTCTCTAGTTTCTGTTCCAGTCCAGTTTGTTTGCCAAGCATTCCAAACAATTGGACCAAATCCTGTTTGTCTATCAACACCTTCTGTTCTAGCAAGCAATTCCAATGTAGAAGCATAATTTCCTTCTACATCGATGACTTTAGCTGCTAATCTTGTAGTATCAACCCAAGTATCAGAAGCTGGAGTTAATTCCATTGTTCCTTGCCAGAAACTGATCAGGAATGGAGTAACACTTTCTGTTCTAGTTGCAAAAGTTTGCTTGATATATTCTATTTGTGCATAATCAAGTGTAATTACATCATTCGACTTTCTTACGTTATTTCCTTCAATTGGACTAAAAGCAAGATCGTCAGTAGGATCAATGTTTGTAACGGGACCAAACATTAAGTCAACTGAGTTTGTATAATGTCTTGGTCTAAGTTCTTTCTTTTGAATATCAATACTATTTTTTATAGGATTTTTATCTTCCTGGGGTAAGAAAGATGAGAAATTATCTACAACAAATCCAGACTTAAATCTGTTCAATCCATCAGCATCAGGAACAAACAAGTTTGCAGTATTTGTTTCTAAAAGTGATAATGATGTGTAATACTCAAGACTTCTAATTCGATTCTCAAGTTGTTTAATATCAACCATTCTGAATCTCTTATGTTCTAAGAATTCAATTGCTGCTTGAGTTGTGTTATACAGATATGGTGAAAGTCTAATTGTTGCTATCTCTAAAGCTTCATCGACAGGAATTGGTTTCTGTGGATTTTCATCAGGCACACCATATTTAACTTGGAAAACTCCTTCTTTAGTTAAGAAAATCCTATCAATTCTTGGAAGATAGAAAGAAAAAGTAGTTAAAATAGTTTCATCTGATGCTAAAATATTTGTAGCAGAATTGCCAGATGCAGTAAATATTCTGCCTCTAAATTCTAGTGGTGATCTAGATCCAGCAGATACTGCGTAGTCAGAAACTCTTGGTCTTATATCAATAATATCAGTGTTTCTAAATCCATTGACAGAATGAATGTCTTTAATATAATCAAAATTTCTGTAAGATTCTACTGTTGTGATATCTCCATCATCTGTAGAGTTATAGTATCCATTAGAGAAATATACTCTTAATTTTTTGGATGGCTCTTCAGAATTTGACTTTCTCAACAGTGTTCCATAATCATAAAAAGTTTCTTCTTGACCATTTGCAAATGTAAAATTAGTGGAAACATCAAAACTTTCTGATGAAAGTGCTGTAATAACAGCTCTAACGTTTGACTCTTGAAAAACTAAAGTCTCACCTTCTTTAAAAACATTTTCATTTTTGTAAATAAATGAAATTTGTGAGTCTGTAATCTTTTCTGTATAAATTGCTATAGCACCACTGGTCTGACCAACTAAAAATTCTCCTACAATAAGTTCTAAAGTAGTTGTTGATGGACTGTTGATAGAAGAAAGAACGACTTTTGGTGCAGACGGATCAGATGTATCTGCTGATTCATAAATCCCGTGAATTTCTAAAACGTCTGGAACATTTAAAGAAATAATTTCATCTTGAACACGAGTTCCAAATGGATAGTTGCCATAGGTTAATCCATCATTTAAAGTTGTTGCTCCTATTCCAGATCCATCGTATTTTGATTTATCGATAACAATAGAATTGACTCTTTTTTTAATTTTTTCTTTTGCTTTTGGTTTTACTTTACGCAATGAGGCTGTAAGTTTAGATCCTGTATCATTTGATCCAAGATTCGTAACAGCAATTTTTGTTCCACCATCCAAAAGTCTTATTCTATCTGAAGTAAGAAGTTCAGTTCCACCATCAGATCTGACTAAAGAATATCTTTCTTCATCAAATGGTAAAAATGTTTCATTTGCACCTGCAGTTGGTTGAGTTGCAGTTGTAACAGCATTACCATCAATATTGACAGTGAAAGTTTTTCTAATTGTCAATGAAGCATCTGTTAAATCTACAGTTGCTATGTTATTTTTTGGAAGTTTTGTATAGAGTGTGTTATCTGTAGATCCTGAGAGAGTTGTTGTTAAAACTTTTAAATCAGTTGCCGTATAAGTTGATGTGGGTAAAGCACCGTATGCAACACCAGGAACTGTTGCAAGTCCTGAAATTGAAATTTGAGATGTACCAACACTAACAACTTTTGCAATCAAAGGATCGACAGATGATGATAAATCACTCCATTGAATAATATTTCCGGGTTTAATTACTGTTCCAGGGAACAAAGGATTTGCACTACGTACTGTGCTTACTCCACCAGAACCTGCTGTGATTGTTGCTACACCTACAGTAAAAAATGGAGTTTGAATTACATCTCCACTAAAAGTGTTAATTCCAACTGTTCCATCATTAGTTGCATAAATTGATTTAACATCTGACATTCCGTAAGATGTTATTGCAATTGCAATTCTTCCATTATCAACACCATTAATAATGAAAGATTCATTGAGAATAAAATCACCCTTTGTCTCATAAAGAGTAAGTGCAGTGCTGTTTGTTGTTGCTGATGCTAAGAAAGCAGTTGCCCCACTATTCTTACCTTTTATAAATGTTGGGGTGTTAAGAGTTACTGGAGTATTTAAAGTTATTTTTGTAAATGTCTGAACATCAAATAACGAAATATTCCACTGATTTGTCATGGAATTAGAAGCACTATATGTTCCAGATTCCAATCTAAAGTCATAAACTCTTGCTAAACCAATCTCACTTCCTGGAGCAGTTACTGATGAAACACCAACTCTAGTGTCTCTTAAACTTACTACATAAGTGTTACCAATTCCAGTTGTTGGATTTCCATAAATCCTGTTTAAAGTTAATGTTGGACCTGTATTATAAATTATAGCTTGATCTTCTACAGTTTTTGTTGTTCTAGTTTTTGGTGCATCAATAAAAGTTGAATCTAAAGTTTCAATATCATATCCACGAACAAATGCTCTTCCAGGAGAAATTTTATATAATCCTAAATTATTGGATGGTGTTGATCCACCAGGAGTAAATTGTCCAGGTTGAAATAATCCCCTATTACCCAAATTATCATCTAATGAATTTAAAAAACTAACTTCAAAAGGTTTTACATAGTAATCACCAGATTCGGCGTAAGTTCTTCTTGCTAAAACGTCTGTCCAGTCTTTATATCCGACACCACCACCCAAGTCTCCTCTATTGGTTTGAGTCTTGATGACTCCGGAATTAATTACAGCTAATTCAACAAAATTATTATCTTGAAAATCTGTGGTCGGTTTTTTAGATAATCTAACACTAATTTTTAAACGATCAGCCCCTGGCGCTGCATAATTTGTAAATCCTTGAGAATTATCATTAAGACTCTCATCCATTGAAGGAGTTACAATTTCCTCCGTTACTAATAAACCAACTCTATAACTAGGTGTTGAACTATATTGGTCTAAAATTAAAGTTTCTTTATTAACATTGACAAAATGCCCACGAATAAAGTAAACACCATTATCAATTTGAAAAGCTGATCCAGTTGCTGCAGCTCCATTAATCAAGGTAGATGCAAATGGACTTCCTACTGCAATAGTAGAATTTCCTAAAAGTCCAGATGTAATAATTTGATTACAAACCAACAACTCTCCATCGGAAAAAACTTGGGTGGAATTATTTGCTGTGCTTGAACCAAGATAATTGACATATAATGTTAAAGTTCCCCTTTCAGATTCTGTCGGCAACAGAACTTTATCTACGTAAGCTGTGACTCCCGAAGTTTGTCCAGTTATTTTTGTTCCAACAAGTTGATTTGCATATGCTGTTACAGGAACTCCAAGGTATGTGTTTTGTAATTGAACACAGTAATATAGTTGAGTGTATCCCGTATTTCCTGGGATAACTTTAGCCCCTTCTTTAAAAAAATGTTGCCCAAATCTTTCGATTTGGTTTTGCAATATGGATTGAAGGCTTGTTAATTCTCTTGCCTGTACTGGATACCCAGGTTTAAATAGAACTTTGTGATAATCACTAGTGGGATCAAAATCATCAAAGTATGGAGATATGTTTAAATTAGTTTCCTGTGGCATAATGCGTTAGAACTGCAAAATAACTTTGATATCTTCTTTTTGGTTGGATGACCTTGTTATCGATGGTCTGTTGTCCACATAAATGATATTTCCAGCATGTTTTTTAACTTCTGGATTGGCAACACCATTAGTAAAGGATTGACCAAAGTAATATGTTCTACTATTTATTACTGTAGAGACACCCGTAAATGATGTACTAATTGAGAGATTTACCGAACCCCCAATAATTGTAACGTTTCCACCTGTTGATGGTGAAGAGGTGAAATCTATTAAATCAAATCCATATTGAGGATTTGTTATAGCAATACCAACAGATGTAAATCCGGCAATAGATCTATCTTGCCAATATTTCAATACACCAGTTGTTTGATCATAATTTACAACTCTACCAATAGCTGTGGTTCCTGTTGAAACTGTTTGTCTAATTTGAGTATCTGCAGTAAAAGTAGCACTACTATATCCTGCTCCTGTAAGTCTTAATGCTCCAGTGGCACTTGCTTTATCAATTGTTAAATTTGAATTAGTTCCAAATGATTTTGGATTTTGAACGATTCCAATTCTTGCTATTTGATTTCCTGTGATAAAATCTGGATTTTCATTATCATTTTCTATTCTGGAATACATTAAAACATTAAATGCTCCCAATTCTCTGTAGATGTCAGCACCATGACCACCTTGGGGTGGTATGATAACATCAAATCTTGGTTGTGTTGTGCCAGTTGGAACTCCTCCAGCAACCAAATCTACATTTCCATAAGTGTATCCAGATCCTTGGTTAGATATCGTGATTGACGAAACTTTAGAATCTGCTCCAACTACAATAGTACACTCTGCTCCTGTTCCATCTCCTTTAATTGGAACCCTAGTATATGTAATATTTGCAGTTCCTACACCAACACCCCTGTCTGTTATTGTTGCAATTTTGATAGATCCATCTATTGCATTATCTCTTACAGGAGCATTATCAGTGTTTATGCTCCAAGCATCTGGTACTGGCATGTAGTCAGCAGTTTCAAATTTAATAATTTCACTTGGTTTGATTGTATAGAGATATTTCCAAATATAACCATCATTACTTGTTCCTGCAGACCTTGGTTCTAAGTCAGTAAATGTTGGTTCATCTAAAGATGGTCTCCCACTAGGATTATCTGGGTCAGTTCCATTTTGTAAGCAAATATAAACTCTATAATCACTATTCAGTACAAAATATGATGATGAATATAAATTAGTTGCTCCAGAAACTTTTGCGATATTTGATCTACTATAATCATGACGATACATATCATAGGTTGTTCCTGATGACCACAATCGTTTGGGAACAACTTGCCTTACATCAGATGTATTGATTTTTTTCAAAGCAATCATCGTATCCCAATAATCATTTTCTTCAAAAAAATTATCTTTTGGAGATGGAGGAGTTGTGTTCCAATCAGCATCATAATCTGTTGGATTTGGTAATCCTATAAAAGAATAATAAGCATTGACACCTACATCAGCAACAAAAGTTTTTGCATTTAATATTCTAATCTGATCAGTTATAATTGCGGCCATTTGACGGGAGTTTTTATTTATTTATTAGTTATTAGTTGAGGTAGTTCTTAAATTTAAGAGACTTGGACCTTGAAATCATCATTGATGTTTTTATTCCAGTAACACCATTAGTAGTGTAAGCTGAATATGAATTTATTCCTGTTCTGGAAGTTAAACGTATTTTACCCCAACTAAATTCTCCAAAATATCCAGATGTTGTAACTCCAGTATAATTAAAATTATCAGATACTCTTACAAAAATTCTCTTTACGTGAGAAGTTCCAATTCCAACACCATCAGAAGAAATACCAGTTGGGGATTGAACAATTTGATAATCGTCCACATAGTAAATATTGTCAACAAATGAAGTCCCAACACCAACAGTCGATCCAGAAGAAGTTAGTGAAGTTACTGCAGATCCAACATTAGTATTAAAAATCATAAGATAATCACCAGTTGAAATTCCACTAATAGTAGTTACACCAGAAACTCCCATATAAGTTGAAGATCTTAAATATGAATCTAATGGAATGTGTAAGTCAAATCTCAATTTTGTTTGGGAACTAATAGTAGTTGTTCCAAATCCAACAACTACCCCTTGATCTCCAGTGTAAGTATCAACATCATTTTCTTCATCCACTGATATTGGTGAAGAAATTAAGATAATGGGTGGATTTGTCGTTGTGTATCCTGTTCCTGCGTTGGTAATATTAATTGAAGAAATAGTTCCACCAGCACTTATTATTGCATTGGCAGTTGCTGTTGTTCCTAACCCAATAGACTGTAAAGTATTTCCAATTGAAACCGTCGCAGTGTTATAACCAATACCACCAGTTGATATTGCAATGGAAGTTATACTACCTAGTCCTGAAACAACTGCTGATGCTGCAGCAGATATTTTTATATCTTGTGATGTAAATTTAACTTTTTTCTGGAAATTTAAACTAATATTATTTTCATTCTGTGGATTGAAGAATGGTCTAATATTATCAACGTAAATGTCTGTTGATCCAATACCAACAGATTGTATAATATATGCAACTGGATTGATTACTGGTTCATAAAGTTCTCTATCTTTTGAAATTTCCTTTTCATTAATGATTTTATCTTCTGTTTGTCTACACCAAACAACAGGTCTTAATAAACTTTCATTTTCAGTATTTCCTGGACCAAGATATGGTAATGTAGAAACAATATCCGTAGAATTTACACTTGTAACTGTTCTTGGATTTTCTTGAAGATTTTCATTTTGATCGAGATAAGAATCATATCCAAGAGTAAGTTCATCTCCAACTTTTACAGTTTCAATAATTTCTTTATCTACAACATCAATGTTGCCTGTTCCTTTATAGAATAGAATCTTGCACTTATCGCCACCAAAATTTCCATCACTGGTTGGTCCCTTTGGTGCTTCTGTAAATGTAAGTATGCTTCCACCAGTAAAAGTATAACCTCTTCCAGGAACTTGAAGAATATCATTAATAAAAACCAACAAAACATCTTGAACATTAATTTTTGATCCTCTTGCAGATCTAATAGAAATAAGACTTCCAGAACGTCTTAATTCAAAAGCTTTTGTTGATCCATCAAATTGATCTTCTATGTTATCTAAAACTTCTAAAGTTCCTAAAGACCATCCTGTAAATTCATCTGTAAACGTATTTTGAACCGTAACTTGGAATTCACTAAAAGGTTTTGATTTATCAGTTGGTATTCCAGTCAATCCACCTGTAGGAATTGTTAAAACTTGACCATTTCCATATGCATATCCAGTTTTTTGAATTTCAAAATCTATCACACTTGATCCTTGTCCAACGATAATGTCTATGGTTGCTGCTGTTCCAACTCCAGCAGTGGAGGAAGAACTATAAATTAATGGAATGTTACTATAAGATAATGGATTATCAAAAATAACTGTTGGAGAAATTCCTGTGGATGTGTATCCAGATCCGGCATTTGTTATAGAAACAGTTGTAGAAATATTTCCACTTATGATTGTGGCATATCCAACATGTACAATGCTTGTTATACCAACTGAACTTGTTGCAACTCCAACATTTACTATACCAACTTGTGGATTATAAATTTTTACACTAACTGGTGTTCCTGATGCAATTGAATATGAAACTGTATTGGCAGTTCCAATTCTTACAAAAGTTGTTCCAACGGAAACTATATTTGCGGGGATAGTTGTACCAATTCCAATAGTGCAAGTTGATCCAACACTCAAGAGATTTAAAAGACTGAAGACACTATTTTGGTTAACCAAATGAATAACAGTTGATCCAATCCCAACAGTCTGAGATGTTTCGGTCAATATTTCATAGGTAGATGCAGCTCTATATCCAGATCCAGTATTTCCAACCGAGATGGATTGTATTGTTCCTGAGGTAGAAACTATAGCAGTTCCTCCTGCAGAGACAAGGGGTTGATATCCAAATCCTTCTGTAGACCCAACAGAAATGATAACGCCACCTAAAGGTAAGTTTGTAGTATTTGGATCAGTTGAAGTTGATGTTGCAGTTCCAGTGAATCTAATAGAAGTAATACCAGTAGTTTGCGTTAATGTGTAATCATTTGAAATTCCTGGTCCTTGGAATACATCATTGATTAAAATAATTGCATTTTCTGTAGCAATTCCAGTAACATCCGAACCATTTGATTTTAAAATAAAGTTTCTAGAAGATCCATCAAATCCATAGGATATATCGTCAAACACATAGTTGTTATGATATGGTTCAAATGTTGTCCCAGCTCCTGCTGTTCGTAAGAATATTCTTCCTTGGAAACTAGATCCTGTAGATATTCCTGTCCAATCTCTTTCATCGGGTGCATTTGTGCTTGTACCTAAAGGTGTATTTCCATAAGGTGCTTCAGTGAATGTCAGTGTATTTTCTACAATGTTATAGTTACCGGTAACTTTAGTTACTAGATCTCCAGTAGAATGACCTACAAGGGGTGTTCCCAACCATCCTCTACGAACTCTGATGCGGTTTGTACTTCCAATACCAACCCCCTCAATTTTCATAATTTCATTATTGATCTTAATAAGATCGGCACCAAAGAAAGAAGTTATACCACTAAACTTAATTAAGTCATCTGTAGTAAATACCTGATCTACAAGAATTGTTGTTATTGCAGTGGAAACAACTGGTGATTGAATAATATTATCAAGTGCTATTAGAGCTTTTGTATTTTGATTTTTTGCAATAAATCTGTGAGAAGTTCCTATTCCAACACTAGTAATGTCTAATGCATCTGGAACCACTTTCAGAGCGTTTTCAGAAGAAGATGCTAGTTTAATGGTATCATCATTTATTTTGATAATGAAAACATTTTCTGGTAATTTGTCAGTATTTCCAATTCCCGAAAATGTAGTTGTTGCAATTCCAATTGCTTGAGTAGATCCTGCACCAGCATGAATATATTGAACACTTTCACCACTTACAAAGAAATGATTTGGAAGTTTAATGGTATTGTTGTCAACATTTACTACAGTAGAAGCACTTCCAATAAACTCTTTTACAAAAATTGGGTTTGTTCTATGCTCAAGTTGGAATGATCTTAATATATCACTATCAGTTCCTTCATATGCACCAAATCCTGTTCTTATTGTTCCATTATTAAAATTAATTTCTTGTTTTGCGTCATCTTGCAGTTTCAAAGCATTCATATAAACTTTTACATCAGCTGCAATACTTGGATTTGGTGTAAACGTAAGTTCAACCGTTCCTGCTATTGACACTCTAGATCCAATCGTTCCTAATCCAGATGACGTTTCAACAACACCAAATTCAGTATCAAAAACATCATATGAAGTTGTTGAATCTACAAAACTATCAACCACCATAACTTCAGACATCTGATATTTGTTATTTGTGGTATCAGTTACTTGGACAATAAAATATGCAGAATCATAATCATTTGGATAACTTCCAATTGTATGAATACCTGGTGATCCTGAAGAAGATATTAAAGTAGATCTACCTTCAAGTCTGGCATGTTTTAAATCAACAGTTCCTATTCCAGATATACCTTCACTACTAATTGCAACTTGAATAGTGTTTATAGTTGCAGCTACACCAGCATTAGGTATAAAATCTACTATTAAATTCGATCCAGAAATGTAAGGATTGTACGTACCAAATCCAGGAATTCCAAAAAATCCAGGATTTGTTGTCAGTTGACCATAGTCAGTAAAATGTACTTCTGATCCATCGTGAATTATATTGAGTTCATCAAATTCATATTCATTATTTGAACCTGTAATTTCGACAAGAACTTTTACAGATCTGTACGTTGATCCAATAGACACAATTGAAGTAGAAGCTAAACCAACTGCATTTTTGCTTGTTGTTTTGATATCAATTATTCCACCAATGCCTGTGCTTCCAACACCTAAAAGGTTATCATCAAGATTGTATGATATTACAGATAAATTGTAATCATTTACACTATATTTTGTTGGATAGAACGCAAGTTGACCATCCGTACCAGATATTGAAAAGTCGAAAGAACCTAAGTCATATACACTTTCAACTCTACCATATTGACTAATATATCCAAAAGATCCATCATGAATTAAAGTGACAACCATTAATTGTCTTTGAGATGTAAATCTTCTGTCTCTTATATAAGCAAAATATTTTTGAGCTCTATTTTCACTAAGTTTAAATGTATTAACAATACTAAAACGTGTTGGTCGTGGATTGCTGTTAAATGTTCCACTTACATCATCTATCGATAAAACTCTATTTCCAATAGACTCTGAAAAATCAGTTAAGACTCTACTTGAAAATATAATTTCATCTGATACAATTGTAGACCCTTGCGTTAAAGAATTTTCTGTAGCAAGATCAAAATCAAATACGCAATTAAGATTTACAATCTCAGTTAAATCTAACACTACATCTACATTTGTTACATCAGTAGAAATTCCGACTGTCATTGAATTTCTACTAGAAGATTCAAACTGATAATCCGAAAACTTTTTAAATCCTGATGTGTGATTTAATGCACTAACAGCATCGTTCCAAGTTTCATAATCAACTCTTGATCTAATTGAATATGAGAAATTTTGATAATATAAACTATCCTGAACTCTTTGTAAATTGTCATTTAAAAATCCAGAATTATTTTTCCATCCAGAAACAACTTTTGATGTTGATTCCAAATTAAAATGTGATTCAAAAGTAGTAATTGATGAAGCAATTCCTTGAGTCCTTGAAGTGCTTCCAGTGATTACTTCATTTTTCTTAAAATCTTTATTTGAAGATATTCTGAGAATTCCTGTTTGTGAATTCCAACCTTCAACAGTTCCAGAAGATGAATTTGATGTGACAGTTTCCCCAACGATGTAATTATTTGGTTGCAATTGTACATTAAATGTCGGGAAGTGTTTTTGTGGTATAATTCTTCCTGAAGAATTTCTAGAGTCAAATATGCCTGGATTTTCTCCGGTAAGTAAATAATTTGTTAAATTATAGGTAACCGTTCCAATTCCTCCACGATTTTCATCAACTGCTGTTAATGTAAATAATGAATAATCATAATTCTCGGAATTGTATCCTTTTGCTGTAGATCCAATTCCAACACTAATATTTTCAATTAAAACTTTATCACCAACAGTAAATGGGAATGTATTTGCTGTACTAAATCCAACTGCTAATGTAACAGTTACATCTTTGGTTATTGTATTAAATCCTACTGTAGAAATTCCAACACCATTTGAATTATTAACTGGTAAAATAGTTGGAGTAGTGTTTGTTATTCCATATGTATTTTTTAAAATCTCTACGTTAGATTTCCCTAAAGTGTATCTTAGGTCAACTTCTCTCATTAATTGATTAGTTTTTCCATCAAACAGAAGAAGTTTTGGTGCTGTATTATATCCTCTACCAACTGAGGAAATTCCAACAGATCGGAGAGAAGTTAAAAGATCAATTTTTGCTATTTGTGGTAAAAGTGCGCTTGGTCTAAGAGTTTTATCTGATGGAAAATCAAGTCCAATATCATTAATTTTTGTTCTAGAAATTCTTCCAATAGACTTACTAGAAGCTTCTAAAACTGCCCCAGTTCCTGTTCCTGTAGATATTCCAGATGCTGGAGAAATCGTTGTGATTCCAGGAAGAACATAATAATTTTTTCCTTTGTCTTCAAGTTTAACTTCGGTTATTGGACCATATGCATGAGTACAATTTGTAGTGTAATTTAAAGATGACGTTGATGAGATATATGAAGAAGATTCTGGTTGTTGAGAAATTGTAAAAGTAAAAGAGTTTGTTGAAGCAACGGATACTTTGTGATTTCCATTATAAAGGCTGTTTTTGATACTAATTGAATTATTAGATAAAACGGATGAGTCTACATTTATTTCAGATTTTGTAATTGGTAAATCACTTTCAAAAACAGGGTCTAATTTATAGAATAGATTTTTGGGTGTATCTGAAGTAATATTTAAGGTAACAGTTGCTGAAGTGTCAATTCCAATTCTTCCATTTTTAGATACGTTGAAAGAAGTTTTGTCTTTGTCTTTATAAAATGGTTCAGTAAAATCTTCGTCAAGATAAAAGTTTAAATCGAATGCAGAGTAACTTGTAGACTGATTTGAATATGCCAACGAAGAATCCGATACATCAAACACCAGAGATGATCTTCCGTAAACATTTATTGGTGGATTAATTTGAGATAAAGTTCCTGCTGTACTTGCTACACCAACAATTGATGGTTTTTCTGAGGTAGATTCATAGTAAGTGTTTGATAACTTAATTGTATCATCATCAATTTTAACTACAAAGTAAACTTTATTGTTTTCTAAAGTTTGATCTGAACCTGTTGTTGTGTGAATGACTTTGTTGCCAGTCTGATATCCATGATTAACTATTGTTATCGAATTTGTTAAGGTATTGATTCCACTAGATATGAATGATTTTGGATTTACAACAAGTTTTCTATTATAGTCATTGTACTTAATAACGAAGGTAGTTGAAATAGATGGATTTACTGTCAAATCTACGTAATGATTAGATTCTAAACCATGTGTCTGTGCAGTAGAAACTGTAACTAAACGTCTAATTGCTTTTCCAGTTATTACCGAATAATTTGTAGTAAAACTATGGCGAGTTCCTGTTCCAATTCCACTAAATGCCATTAAAGTTGCATTAGAAACTGTGCTGGCAATGCCAACAAAAGTTCCTGTTGTGCCCAATCCAACTCTTACTGTAGATAATCCAATCAAGTTATTTGATATTTTGGCAACAAAAACAGATTGTTGATTTCTAAGAGTTGTTCCAATACCAACACTATTTTCTAAAATAACTAATCCACTTCCATCGTTTGGGGAGTAAATTAATTGATCTCCAGTTTCTAATCCATGATTTTTGATAAAAATTGATCTGGTAGGCACAAAAATAGTTAATCCTGCCCCAGGATTTGAAATTGTTAAGGTATATCCAATACCCACACCAAACGTTGTTCCAACACCAACAGATTCTGTTGGATTAAAGTAAATTTCTTTATTTACTTTATAGTCATACGTCGTTTTAAATCCAGAATTAATTGTAAATTTTCTAGAATTTTCATAAAGAACTGTAGTTACAGTGTGAGAAGATCCAATTGTCCCATCAATAGATCTCAAAACTCTAATTCTTGAAAACTCTGGTTCAACATTTAATACTTTTACTTTTTCAGTTCCAATACCCAATATATCATTTTCTCTTATTTGAGATAATCCAAGGTTTCCAGAAACTTTAAAATAAGTTACAATTCCAGTTGCTGATAATGTGCCTATTCCAGTTGAAGAAGTACCAACACCAACAATCGCAAGAGTATTTGTTGTAACACCTATTTGATAGGATCCTTCAATCTTAGATGATGTTGTTGAAAGTCCAGTAATGGTAACAAAGTCTCCATCTTTAAAATTATGTGGATTATCACAAATTACTGTATAATTTCCCTTAGTGTCTGATGGATAAATTTCAACATCAGTGATAGTGCTAGTTGCAACACTGACACTATTAACTAATTTTCCACCAATTTTTGAAACTTTTGCTATAGCAGAAGATCCTTGAGTTCCTGTATTGTTAAAAACAACATCATCATTTACCCTGTAATTATTTCCTCCTGTGACGATTCCAATTGACTCAACAACACCAGGAGTAATTGCCGTTACATCTAAAGTTTGATTTAATTTGTTTGGTATTGTGACATACTCATACGTTACTGATCCATCAATTAAATTATAAGCACTTGTATTTCTGGACCAGTTAGTTTTATTTAAATCAACATTATCTTGATTTGATTTGAAATCAAAATTAAATTTATTAGGTATTCCTTTAAAGTTTTTACCAACTAAGTATGGAAATGCTGGTGATTTATATCCAACAAATGGTCCTGCAGAAGCAACAGATAAATCAAAAGTTGCAAAATATGCATAAGTTCCTTTTGGATATTCTGGGGTCACACAGAATCTTCCATTATTTTCATCTAAAGTGGATTCATCTTTTACTTTTAAATACGTATAATCTTCAACAAAAAATCCAACTGGAAACTCTGTAACTGTTGGTCTATTAGATTTTAAATCAAGTTTATATCCAGATTTCATTTGTGTAGCTACACCACCGGATCTGGTGGTATATCCATAAGGTCCATAGATGGGATGTCCATCATAAGACCACCCTATAATGGGAGAGTGATTAGTCGAATTTTGTTCTACATTGTTAATTTTAATTAAATCTTTTTGTCCATATAAAGTTTTTCCATTTGAATCGACAGCATAAACTATTTCTCTTAATTTTCTTGGAGCATATAAATGTGAATATTGTAACTCATATCCTGGATTAATTCCCTCAGAAATAAATCCATCATCTCCTCTAAAATAGTTAATATTTCGACCTACTAAATTTACTGTCCAACTTTGTAATTTTGCTCTAAATTTTGCAGATCCTGTTCCAGGAACAATTACAGAGACTGTTGTTCCACTTTGAGTATATCCATCACCAGTTTCAATAACTTTTACTTCAGTGATAGATCCATTTGAAATTACAGGAGTTAAAACTGCCCCAACTCCAGATCCAGATATTATTAGATCAGGTGGAGAAAGATATCCAGATCCTGAATTTAATACAATAACCTCTACAATTTTTCCATTACTAACAACAGGAGAGACTTGAGCATTTTTTCCATATGCTAAAGTAATTTCTGGTTGGCGATCTAAGTTTATTATTTCAGAAGATCCGTATCCAACTCCCTTGTTTTCCAAATGAACAGAAGTTACTTGACCTCTGAAAATTGGTTGCACTGTTGCTTGGAAAGTCTCAGTTGCAATAGAAGATATTCCTATTTTACCTGAGATAGTAACTTCAATTGGTTGATAATTAAAAGTATGTGTTCCAACTCCAACTGAAGTAAAATTGACATACTGCTTTGTTTGATAATAGAAATCATCACTAGTTGTTCCAACACCTACAGAAGAGAGTTTAAATGTGTTATCATCAACTTTGGTGATATAGTAATCAGATCCACTAGTTAATCCACCAATAGCAGTTCCTACAGAAGTATATCTTACAATTTCTCCAGAGTTATAATCATGGTTTGAAATAGTTATTTGATCATAAGAAGTACTGACACCTGCAATATCAGTGGTTCTTTTTTTATTTTGATATCCAGATCCAGAGGAAACAATGTTAATAGACTCCAATACTTGTTTCTTGTTTACTGCTCTGAAAGAGTGTTTTCCAATTCCTGTTGATGTAATGTCAACAGTATTAATTCCGGAAATTGCATCACCCAAACTCTTATGCAATTTTATAACTTGATTATCTTGAACAGAAACATAGTATGCAGAATAAGTTGTTAAACCACCAACTGCTCTTTGATTTCCTGTGTAGTAAATAACTTGTTCTGCATTTCTGAATTTGTGATATGTTGTAAATCCAATTGTATTTGCTAAAGTAGAAATACCAACAGTTGATGAAGTATCTTCGGAATTAAAAATTGCAGAATGTTCAATAAGTTTTAAATTTGGCGTTGCAATTGCACCAATACCATTTCCACCTGTTATTTTGATGGTTGGTGATTCTACATAATCAAACCCTGGATTTAAAATTCTTATTTCACTCAAAGAACCTGATAGTGCAACATATCCCGTAGCAGCTGTGCCAACACGATCTGCAATATGTAAATATGGAGGATTGATAATGTCAAAGTTTGCTCCAGGAGACAAAACTTCAATTTCATCAATCTTACCATAATAAACTTTATCCGTTGATTTGTAGTTTTTAATTTCTACACCATTAATTAAAACTCCAGTATATCCTGGTTCTGTTTCATGAAGAATCGCATCATAAATTGGAGGAGAAATTTCTCTAAAAATCTTTTGTGGTTTTAATTCTTTATATTTTAAAGTATAAACTTGGAGAATATTATCGGTTACTGTTGTCTGGTCTGTAACTGATATGAATTTTCTGTCATATATGTTATTTAAACTTTTTGCTAATTTAATTTGAGATGAACTTATTCTTTTTACAAAATACAACCCTTCTCCTGGTGGTTTCCTATTAAAAACTTCTTCACTATCGTTGTTAATAGTACCAGTAACTACATATTCTATGTCATCTGAAATTAAACTAGAACTTACCTTTAATCCTGTACTGCTGACCCCAACTAAATTTCTATAAGTATAGGAAACTTTTTGTGGAATGTAATATACTGCATCTCCAGTATAAAAACCATGATCAGTGCTTGAAGTAATGGCAAAAATATCAGTAGATCCTACTCCAACTGCAGGAAAAGTTCCTGAAAATGTTATGGATCTATCCGTTGTTTCTAAAGGTTGGCCATCATAGAATGGTAAGGAGTTTGAAGCAACTAAAAGTTTTTGTTTATCATTATAAATGTTTTGAACATTGGCAGAGTATGAACTAATCTTTGGAAAAGTACTTGAAAAAGCTCTTTGCAAACTTTTTTTGATTTTGTAAGTTAAAGATAAATTTAAGTCACCTTGCCCCTTGATTACAAATGTATCTGATGAAACAATCTCAGTTATTTTAGTAGTTTTAGTGCTTTCGTCACTACCAATAATTACGGCTGAATCTCCCAACTTAAATGGATGATCTTTTGTTAAAGTAACTCTGTATGTTCTGTCCGATATTGAAATTAATGTAAGTGATTTTACTCCAAATATTGGAGAAATATTTAAAATCCAGTTTTTGGACTCAAAAGTTGAAGATCCAGACCCAAGAGTCTTAATTTTTACGGTATCTTCTGGTTGATAATAGAAAGTATCTACTGGATAATCAAAAGATCCTATAACTGGTCTTAGCCTAACTTTTACTATTTTGTCTGGTGAAACTGAAGAATATCCATAAGCATACGTATTAATACCAACTTCCGTTTTATCAAGAATCCTTCCAGTGATGTTCGAACATCCATAAAATTGGTTAATTGATTTAGAAGTGTAAGATACTATTCCAGAGGAAGCATCGTTATAAGTTACATATAGTTCACCTCCAGTTGGAAACCCGACTGTAGAATCTACATCTAAAATAGTAGATCCTAAAGAAACTGCTCCAATAATTTTAGTCTTAGGATGAATTGAAAATTCTCCATAAACTGCACCATCAACTACAATGTCCCTATCATACCCAGCATCAATACCTAACTTGTAGTATGTTTGCCCTAGTCCAGTGATTACTTTTTCAGCATCGGTAATTGGAGCATATGCTTTTGTAATCGTATTTCCATATGAATCTTGGTTTAAAGTTGAATTAATGAGATCCATAGGATCTCCTTCAATCGGTTCAACGACAAAATTTCTTACTATTTCATATTGAGCATTAGATGGAGTAAGAAGAAATTCTCTGGGTCTTACAACCTTTGCATCCTCATCATATAATGCTTTAAATAAAATTTCAAAAGATCTATCAGTGCCTCTAGTAGAATAAAAATCTTTTGCTTGTTTAATGAACAGATTTTGATTTAAATTTTCTGCCAGACTTCTATCAGATAGTCCAGGTAAAAATTGTTTTTTTGTTTTTACTAAAAATTCTTTAAGAAAAAGAACACTCAAGTTTTGAATGCTATCACCAGCGGTATGTGCTTGTGCAAGAGTTGAATCAAAAACAACTTCATCAGGTTTTGCATCTTTTTTGAGTGAAGATGTTCCAGAAAATCCTCTTATACATCCAGTAAAAGACCTTGACGTTTTTCCAGAATAAGTAATAATCTCGTCACCAATTTTTAAGAGACCATACGATTCTGGAAATCCATTCGTACCTGATGGAGACTTAATTATATCTACAGAAATAGTTGTCGCAAAAACATCAACATCGGACTCTAAAATTACTGAATCAATAGTAGAAGTTGACTCATTTAACTTTATATACCTATCAATATTTTGTATTAAATCAACAGGACCACCCTGATATTCTTGAGCAAGATAATACTGCTTTAAAAATTCAGATATTAAAGGAAATTCTTCCTTAACATACGAAGGAAGTTGATTTTGTACAATGTTGCTAAACTTAATTCTCTGCTCTGTCATTTTATGAATTACTGCTTTTTCTTAGTATGATGAACCTGAAGACGATGTGCTAGTGCCACCAGCAGCACTAGGAGTTGTTACTGTGGTTGTTACTGTAGTTGATGTTTGAGAGGTTCCATTAGTAGTTGTGATTACAGTTCCAGAACTTACGATAGATGGTGTATTACGAACTAAAAGTCCATTTGCATAACTGGAAGAAGAAATGTAATTTGATGCAGATGGATCTAATCCAGAAGATATGTTGTCCGTTATCATTTCAAAATTGCTGTTATTAATATCTAGTTGCAAATACAAATCCTGTAATCCAACAACATCATTTGAGTGTGGCACTGCAGAAAATTCAACGATAGTTTGTCCATCTTTCACTTTACCACCAATAATAATAATTGGATTCAGAGTTATAACTCCATTTTTATAATCAATTTTTCCAACATTTCTTCGAATAATGGTGGCAGTGGTAGAATTTGCAGAAGGAACTGTGAATAAAAATAGAGATCCAGTCAGTCTATCAGCATTTGGTATGTCTGACAGATAAACGGGACTAGTAATTCCTTGTACAATGAAAGCGGATGTTTTAATATTATATCCATTCATACTTTTGATATGAAATTCATTTCCAAATCCAATTTGGTATTCTGAAAATGCGTTTAACACAATTCTGAGATCTCTTCTCATTTCAAGAGTTGTGATATTGGATGTTACAGAATCGTGACTATCATCAATAATTTTTAAAAATTTACTGTATTTAAATCTTGCTCCATATCTGTTTAACTCTGAAGACTCTGCATACTTATTTGCATTTGTTTGAACTAAAGTTGAAACATAGTCTGCACTTGGAGCGAGGTTTGTATTGTAATATACTTTTGAAGTTACTTCCAGATACAAGTATTTTAAATCTAAAATTTCTGGAACAATTCCAGCAACAGCATACTTCTTAAGTTTTAATTTGATATTTTCTTTAACTAAGTTTGGTAAAAAGTCACCTGTTCTTGGTTTTATACTAATAAAAACTTTTCCGTATTGTGGAGGATTAAATTCTTCCCCACCAAAAACTGAAATAGATTCTGCTTCCGGATAAATTCTTGATGGAATCAAAGTTTCATAGTCATCTGCAGTCAAAGCTCTATTTTGTGTTGAATAAATTCTTGGAGCATATTTTTTAATTGAGTCAACAGATTCGATTGATTCTCCACCTGTGGATGATATATTTGTTGTAACTAAAGAAATTCCAGATGAAACATTATACGTTGTTCCATTTCGAGTGTAATTTAAATTTCCAGCAAATGTAAATTGCCCCACTCCATTTCCACTATCACCATTTGAAATAATATAATCTACTGTAATATAATTTCCCTCTTCTAGTGCTTTACCAAAAATATTATCACCAAAAATTAATTCATATCTTTCATCTTCTATTTCTTGCAAGTAATAAACTTTAGAATCTTTTTTAACCGAAAATAAACTATCTTGCAGAGAATATTTTACGGATGTGGTAGATGAATCATTACTTCTAACATTTACTTGCATCAAAGATGTATCAATTCCTGAATTGGAAAGAATAAATCTTTGATTGGGATTTCTCGAAGTATATGTAAAGTTTGCTGTCAGCAGTGTCCCTTGATAGATTGGTAACAAATCAAAAGATGCCAGTCCATTTACAACAGGAACTGTAACGTCTTCACAAATTGAAAATACAAATGATGAATTTCCAAAAGCACCTGAACTCGTTGCAACAGGACCTTTTTTAAGAGTAATTGTAGATGGTGCTGGAGAAATATCTGCAGTATTTACGAAAAAACTAATCGTTGCTCTAGAAGCTTTTCTAGATCTTGGAATATAACCTACGTTTCTTGCGAGTGCAACAACATTTTCCCTTAGAGTTGCACTATCAATGAAAACTTCATTTGCAACCATATTTGCATTATAAGAAGTGATGTACGTGTTATACGCAAGCACATCAAGAATTGTTGAGAGATTAGATCCCTCAAAATCATAGTCAGTAAAATTTGAGTTAGCCTTTAAATAATCTCTAAGTGTTGTTTTAACCTGATTAAAATCCAGGTTTGCGAAATTTGCGAGTGGCATTTTTATCTATTTGGTTGCAAAACAAACTGTAATTGTTGTGCTGGAACATCGGCACCAATAATTTCATAGACAATTGTCACATCATAAGAACCATTGTCATTATCGGGAAAAGAATCCACAGAGATTAAATTTACTCTTGGTTCAAAATTATCAATTGATTGTCTAATTTCATCTTCAATAATTGATGCCGTAATGTCATCAACGTTTTCAAATAAAGTTCTAGAAACTCTAGATCCAAAGTTTTCATTAAAAAATTTTTCTCCAGGAAGGGTAAAAACAATGTTTCTAATTGAACGAGCAATTGCATTTTCATTTTTAAGCGCAATCAGATCATTTGTCAGAGGATTTCTCTGAAAAGTCATACTAATGTCTTTAAATCCCTGACTAACCCTTTCTAGAGGCATTGAATATTATAATTCTATCTTATTTATTACCCTTTTATTGACCCATAGGTTGGTTCAGTTCCATAATCCCAGTCATCATAATCATCATCATTGCGAATTTTTTCATGAATTTCATTCTGATGAAAAAAATCGTGTTTTTTGGGAGTTATATCGTCATGAGATATCTCTCGAAGCATTTTTTGCTTCTCTATTTTTTGCTCCCAACCATACTCTGACGACAAAAATTGTGTTCCCCACTCATTTTTCATAAAATTTTCGTCTTTATCGACTTGTTTGGTCATTTTTTAGCTCCTGATCTGTTAAATCAGAACTTTTTACGGGGTTGCTATCCCGAATTTCTTTAATTTCGTACATAAAATCGTC